CTTCTGCTCAAATGCTTACTGGTAGTGCACCTCCAACTATAGTTACTATTAAACCATCTACTACTCAAAGTGTAGATTTTACTATGTATAGAGCTGCAGGAGATGATTTTTCTCTCTCTTATATTCTTGGTGTTCCTTTGCTGACTGGTATAGCTCAAGCATAGCAATTACCGCCAGCTCCTCCACCGGATGAGGAACCTAATCCGCCACCTATACCTCAACCTCCTCCTGATCCTCCTTTACCTCCTCCTGAACCTATTTCTGTAGCGCAACAGCATTATGCCATGGGACCGAGAATGAATTATAATTCACCCTTTAAAATAACCATACTTGATGTTTTACCTACCGTTGGAGGTAGTTATAACCCTATTGGATCTTCTGTTGTAACGCAAGGTCCTTTATTATCGCTTCTCGGTTCAACTTTAATTATTGTTCCGCAAGGAACTTTAGTTACTATAGTTGGTGGTGAAAATCCTTTTAGAATATCGTTTAATAGGTCATGTACTGTTATTACAGTAAATGTTGTCTGTACAATTTCTGCCTCTTTGTTGGCAAGGAATTTTCTAACTATCGCTGTGAATGGGGATTATTTAGGTCAAAGGGAGACACCTTATATAGATTTAGGAGCAGCCCAATTTGCTGTTGTTCCAAATGCTAATGTAGTTACAGCTACTACATATAGGCATAATTCTTTAGGACCTATAATGAGTATAGGTCAATCCCGATATCTTTTACAGCCAATGATTATGGCTGTTGGTGAAGAATATCACATATTTCCAGCAGATGCTATAGCCACTTTAGTATCTATAGGTAATATCTCTCAACCCGCTGTTACATTGAGTGTTCAATGGGCTGGTCAAACTTTTGTTGCCCACCCTATCACTTTTGTTCGTACTACTCCTTTACCGATAGTAGCTTTTACTTCTGCTAATCTCGGAGAGAATAATTCTACATGGGTTTATTCAATCTAAAACTTTATTTAAAGGTTATTTAAAGTTTCTTCTTGTAATAGAAG